AATGGTCTGTGTGTTGGGTGTGTCGATTTCGTAGGCCAGGCCACGCTGGTCTACCGAGAGGCGCAGCGTGCCGCTGACCGTGCGCCCAAGCAGATAGTTGGGGTCATGGTTGAACAGCCCGCGTACGTCCTGACCCAGCACGTCATCGAATGCACCAGGGGCGATCAGCTCAACAAAGAAACCGCCCAGCAGGTCACTACGCTGATTGAACACAGCGCCATAGCCGGCAATGCGCGGCGACGCATTTTGATCGCCGCCCTCTTCCGCCGGCACAGCGCGAAGCTCGCAGTGCTGCGCGGGCAGCATGCGTTTCTCAAACTCACTCATGGGGTTATTCCTTTGGCGTTACGGGTAACGGCTTGCCGTCAGCGCCCAGCAACGTGGTGTTGACGTTGAGCAACATCGAATCGAGGCCGGCCATCGGGTTCAGGTCTTCCAGCACGCGGACCTCATTGCGAGACATCCAGCCGTCTTGGATCGCGATCCGGTAGAACTCGGCGCGCTCTTTCGGGGTGCCGCGCAGCAGGCCGGCCAGATTGAACTTGATGTAATAGCCGGCCAGGCGCTCAGCCCGGGTAAACACCCGGCGGTTCAGCTCTTCTTCCCAGTTCTTGACCCAGGGCATTACCGAGTGCCGGACGAACTGGATAGCCTGTTCGCTGATGTTGGAAAACGTGGCTTTTTCCAGATCGTTAATCATGTGAGAAGGCACGTTAAACATGCTGGCAATCTCACTACGCGTCAGCTTGCGCGTATCCAGAAACTGCGCATCCTCAGGCGCGATAGTCAGCGCCTTGTAATCCAGATCCGCCGGCAAAAGCAGCGTCTTGTTGTCCGACTGCTTGAGCCTCCCCACAGCGCCACGCCAGGCGCTTTTAAGCCGCTCCCAGCCATCGCCCTTTAGATTTCCATCTTTAAGCGTCAACAGACCCGTAGGGCGGCCGCCACCCTCGAAAAACTCCTTTCCGTAACGCACAGCAGCCAAACCGAGACCGACCGTTTCCGCGTTCTGCCGAATGGGACTGGTGCCCATTCGACGGCCGGAACCAATGGCCCGCAGATGCACCATGTCCTCAGGCGCCACGGCCAGCGGCATGCCATCGTCATCCTGCGTCGCGTAGATCCAGCGGTTGCCGTTCTTCACCAGGTCGGTTACCTGGGGCTCGCACATTTCCAGCGCCTGCAGTTCACCCCGGCGATTGCGCACCAGGCGCGTAAAACCGTTGCCCCAGCCCAGGGTGTGCGCCTGCTTGGTCTCGCGCCACTTGTAGGAGGTTTGCCACTGATTGGGCTCATCGTGCAGCAGGTAATGCGCGGGGTGATCCGTCGCCGGCACAATCTTTCCGTCGACCTTGCGCAAAACGCTTAAGGGCAGCTGCGCCATGGTGCTGGACAAAACATAGATACAGGCATACACCGCTGTCAGCTTCTGCGCCGTAGCAGGGCTTACGGTAATACCGTTGCGGGAACAGAGCAGCTCCCCCAATTCCTGACTGCCGATATTGGTCGCCGGATTCTCCAGGCTGCTGCGATTCTCATACATTGCGCCCAGGATCATTGCTGCACCGCCTTGAGAGCGGCTGCCAGCAACAACACCCCGCCAACGATCAGCGCCCAACCTGGGCCAAACTGGACATGCAGACCGGTAACAAGCAGGCAAAAGCCTGCCGTCCCGATTATTTCGGGAAGCATCTTTTTCATAGGTCTATCCGACTAAAAGGTCGTCGTCCTCAAGTGTGTCGAGCAACGAAGGCGCTACACCGTCCGCCAAGATGGCACGACTCATAGCCATCAAAATGGCAACCATGCCGTCGATTTTTTTTGCGCTGCTTTCCTTGGTCGGGGTAATGCAGCCTTTGTATTCGTGAGCAACCACGTTACTAGCCATCCACGCCAATACCGGATCACCGTTATGGCGAACCCGGCCGGAAACTAACGCCGCCTCAAGCTCGCGCATGGCAAGGTTCATGGTCTGGATACCGCCGCCAACCTCAACCACCTCGGCGCCGTCCTTCATGAGCTGGTGCGCCAACTGCGTAGCGCGCCACTTGTCATAGGCGACTTCCTCGACCTGATGCGCGCCGCCAATGTCCTTCACGTCCTCGCGGATCACGTCAAAATCAAGCTCTTCGCCGTCAGTCGTGTGCAGGTGTCCTTCAATCACCCAACGCTCATAGGCCTCTTGGTTCGGCCCATCGCTCTGCACTGCCCCTTCGGGCAGATAGTGACGATTGAAGAAAGACCACAAGTCGCGGCCGTTTTCGTCCTTCTCGCGAAACACCAGGGCTACGTCCGCAATGTCGCACTTGCTGGCAAGGTCAACGCCGAGATAACAGGATTGCCCTTTGAAGTCATCCAGGGACAAGCCCGGGACGGCTGCGCGGTCCCAATCCAATTGGTTAAGCCAAGCCATTTTCGCGTTCACCCACAGGTTGCAATGCTTAGTTTTGAATCCGTTTTGCCGTGACGGGTAACGCGTGGCGTCCGCCAGGTTACGCTGCAGGTTTTCCGGGAAGATCGACACGCCATAGTTCGGGTTGGCCTTCTTCAAAGCCTGCAGGTCGCGCCAGTCGTCTTGCTCATCAAGCGTGTAGATGAGGCCAAAAATCTCGTCGTTTGCCACGGTCTTATCCAGCATCGCGCACACCTGCTTGCGCTTCTCGTAGCAAGGCCCGGCGATGTTCGACCCGGCGGTCGTAATGGTGAAAATCAAAGGCTGCTCACGGGCCCCCATACCCGTCAGCATCGTTTCATACAGGTCGTCGCTTTCGTGTTCGTGGTACTCGTCCACCAACGAACAGCTCGGCGAAGAGCCGTCGCCAGGGTCGCCAATGATTGGCTCAAGGCGGCTACCGTCTTCGGGAAGAGCCAGGCTGCGCGCGTTGATTTCAACGCCTGCAGCTTCCATCAGCTCTGGCGTTTTCATCATCATCAGCCGCGCCGGGCGGAAAACCTCCCAGGCCTGCTTCTCGGTGGTCGCGCCGCAATACACCTCGGCGCCAAACTCACCATCAGCACACAGCATGTAAAGCGCTACGCCGGCAGCAATAACGCTCTTGCCGTTCTTCCTGGGTATCTCGCAATACACCTCACGGAATCGGCGCAGTCCGGTTTTCTTGCTGACCCACCCGAACACACAGCAGAAAATGAATTTCTGCCATGGCTCCAGCTTGAGTAGACGTCTCTCGCGTGCCCACTTGCCCTTTGTATGCGGCAGCAGCTCGACAAAGGCGCAGACTCTTTCAGCTTCAGCCCTGTTGAATTTCCACTTGAAGCCCTTGGTCTTGCTGGCCTCCAAATCATCAAGGTGACGCTGACAGCACAGGCGCACCCACTTGCACGCGTCGACTTTGCCCGCCACCACGTCGCGGGCGTATTTGTTCGCCGCGTTAACGCTGTAGTTGGCCATTTATCGGTTCCCGCGCGCGCCCCCGAGCAACGCGGAAAAGGCATTTGATTTTTTGGACTTGGGCACCACCAGGCGCGACCGGCTCGCAGGGTCCAAACCCAGGGCGGCGCCGTAGCTGGTCATTTGCCGCATAGCCTCATTAGCAACGGTGCAAGCGGGATTCTTCACGCGACCCATCGCGGTGCGAATGGTGATGCCGTTACTCATAACGTCAGCCTCAGCCTCTCGCCAGCGGCTATACGCCAGGCAGAAACCCTCCAACACATGCAGGTCGGTCAGAGTCAGAACCTTGGCGTCGATCAGCTCGGGCGCAAGCTTGTCCCACATGACGCGGGCGTACTCGCTCACCCAATCCGGCGCAGGCGGCGCAATCAGAAGCGTCGAGTAATCCGGCTCGGCATCGTTGAGTTTTCTTTTTCCCGGGTTACCGGCATTCCGCTTCTGCGTGGTCGGCTTGGGTTTGCGGCCACCACCTGGGGCACGAGTTGCCATGAAAAACCCCGTTTTAGTTGCTGGGCCAACCGGTCAGCCCGGCGAACCCTGATTTTTTTATTTCGCGGCCGCGTGAGAAAGGCTGGGCGATCGGTGGAGAACGAAAAAAGCTGCAGAGATTTTCCCCGCCCCCCTTCGGCGCGCTTTTTAGGTGCATTTTCGCTACCTGATCCTTGCGCATTCGCCGACGCTACCCAAGCGGGCAGCGGTCGCTTCCCTTTGCGTTTTGGCCTTGTGACAGTCCTCGTTTAGCGACTGCAAATTGCAAAAATCGTCACTCCCACCCAAGGATTTAGGTGTTATGTGGTCAACTTCTGATGCTGGAAGGGTGCAACCCTTGCAGTCTTCGCACTGACACAGGTACCGGTCACGCTTGAGGACGGCGGCGCGCTTCTTGCGCCACTCCCAGTTGTACCCGCGCTGCTCAGCCGTTCCACGGCCAGGCTGGGCCCATCCACTCGCAAGGTGTGCGTGCTGCTCGCAGTAGCCGCTAGGGGCCTGGGTCTTGCCCGGGCACATTGGCGAACGGCACGGACGCTTAGCCTTTGGTGGCATTGGTTCCTGCTCCTTGCTTCTGGTGCGCGCCATGATTTGGCGCATTCGAAAACGTAGCCTGGATTAATCGACCTTGCTACTCAGCAGCTTGAAGTCAGTCAATCTGTCAGCAATCGAACGGATCTTCTCTACGCCCAGGAAGCCAACCCAACCACCAACGAAGGTAGCCATGCTCTGGGGAAGCCCGAAGAACTCCAGACCGCTGATGATGGTCAGGGTCAACCCACCACACAGCACGCCCTCCACCAGCATCTGGCGGCGTGACCCACCACCATAGGTAATGCGCAACACGGCCATGGCAAAGGAAAGCCCGGCCGGGTAAAGGATTGGCGCATGCTGGTTCAGCCACGCAAGCATCAATGCCCATGTGTCTGGCTTATCTGGCATATTCGGCATCTCAGGTTCCTCCCTTACGGGAAGTTATTAGATTCGGCACTGTCCACACTCTCAGCTCGGATGAGTGGGTGCGGCAGAGCCGAAAACGAAAAAGCCCCGGCGAATGCCGAGGCTTGAAATTGTTGGAAATGGCTAGTGCTGATCTCCAACAGTCGATTTGGTGTATGTCCGTTGCCGCCCCTACCGACGGCTAGGCTAGCCAGGGCATCAGCCAGCGAATCCATCTGCATAAAGCCCAGCGTTTGAGCTAGGCCTCGTTTCCAAACCCCGTCATCCGTTGAATACGATCCGCCCCAGGTTGAACCCGTCGACGCTTGTAAGCTTTCCTCGCCAAAGCGATCCGCCTGACAAAATTGGGCGACCGTTTGAGGAGTAAATTTCAGCTTCCTTCAGGTGGATAAACTGCGCAGACAGCAAATTTTCTGGATCTTCCGGGCCTGCCATCCAAGACAACAAATCTTCACGGATCGAATCGGCAACGCCGTCCACGTTAGTGAACTCCGAAGAAAAAGCTTCGGCCCATAGGGTCATATATGCAGTGCCGGAGATTAATACACCGGACACAAGATTCCCGCCAATTGTGAGCGTTAGAAGGTGCTCATTTGATGGGAAATTGTTCGTTTGATTGACTACCCGCTGAAGCAATGGGTCGATGTTGCGTCCTTGCCATTCCTGCCTAACGAACAGCGAGTCAGACAAAGCTTCCTTTAGCGTTTTCCATTTGGTTTTCGGCGTCTCTGACTTTTCGGACATGCTTCTGCTCCTTGCTGACATTAAAGAGCCATTACATATACCGCAATTGGACAAAAACACAAACTCCAGCACGCTGGCTGGAGCTTGTGTTGCCGTGCTTGAAAAGCTGAACACGGTGCCATGAAAACAGGTGTTTATCCGCGTGGAAAGACTTTTCACGCAGCTTCGCGAAATACCTCGATTGCACAGTCGATCCAGGCCACACCAGCTTTGATTAGCTCACGTGCTTTGGCTTCACCCATTTCATTTTCCCGTGCAACTCGTAAAGCCGGCCACTTTTGACCGAAGTACAGCCAGATAAAATTCCCCATCTGAGCGTCTCGAGCAGCAAGCTTGGCCACCGCCCGATCTACAACCAAAGCCACGTCATCCGTAACGCAATAATTCTTGAGACCGCCTTCAGTGACGTTATTGTCTCGTATCAATGCATAAAGGGGTGACACATATCGAGGTACTCCAATCCCATCCATTCGCCACCACCCCCACTGCTCCAACAAGTATTCGGTGTCGCCTAGTGGCTTATCTGTGTAAGTGCGCTTCTTCATACGGCACTCCGTGGTTCTGGCTCACTCAATCCAAGGAGGCTTCCGGACTTCAAAAAAACGCATTCGAAAAAGCGATCACTCTCGCGCGGCAATGCCGCCTTAACATTGCTCATTTGCAGCACTCCCCAACGCATTTACAAACCTCGCCCTTAACAAATTGTGGTTCTGGCTCGCAGGCCCCGCCGTTCAAGGCGTCTACGAGGTTTTGCGAATCTTCATATCTAACGCCTGTCTGCTCATGGATCTCCTTGAAGCCACGCGCATCTAACCAGTTGTGCCACTTCACCAAGGCTTGGCGGCGCTGCTCTTTGGCCTGGGTGTTGATGTAGGTGGAAGCGATCTTGCCCAGGGAGTGGTTCAGCAGCATCTCGCCGATGTGGCCGTCGACGCCCAGGTCTGTCCAGGCGGTACGGGCCACCTTGCGTAGGTCGTGACTGGTCCAGGCGCCCTGCCCCAACCGAGTGAACACGGCGCTGGCTTGGTTATCACTCAGCGGCTTGCCACGGCGCGACGGGAACAGAAAAGCCCCTGTGTAGCCCTGGGCGGTCTGGCGGTCACGGTAATGGCGCAACAGCGCGCACACTTGATCAGTCAGCGGCACGCGCAATTCGGTTTTGCTCTTGGTATGTTCCGCCGGTAGGAACCACTCACGCTCAGGCAATGCAACGTCAGCCCACCGCGCCTGGCGGGTTTCACCGATCCGGGTGCCGTGGCACAGCATCATTAAGGCCAGCATGGCGTCACCTGGTGCGCTGTCGAAGCGCTCAGCCAGCAGCGTCACTAACTCGGGCACCTGCACATCGCGCAGCCGGGCGGGCTTGGGCTGAATGCGTGCCGATGTGAAGTTGCTGAACTTCAGCTCGGCCATCGGGTTAACCGGGATCAGATCCAGCTTGCGCGCCTGACGAAAGGCCATCGCAATCAGACGAAACAGCTGCTGAACATACGACAGCGACAGCTCAGCCTGCACCGGCCACATCAGCAACCGGTCGAGGGCCTGGGCGTTAACATCGCTAAGCAGCAAATCATTCAGCCGCGGCTTGAGCTGGCAGCTGATCGCAGACTTGATGGCCGCGCGGCGTTTGTCGGACAGCGCCCGCGACTTGGCCATGCGGTCGCCAAACCAGTCGAGCAGCTCGCCGACGGTCAGCCAGCCCGACACGCTGGCCGCTCCATCAGCCGCCACGCGCAGGCGCACCGCCGGCAACGCTGCGATCACCTGCTTAGTGTTCAGGTCAGGAAAGGTGCCAATACGGTGCCACTGGCGCTTGTTGAGCAAGTACCAGGAACCGCGTGCACGGTTCTTGGCATAACGAAAGTGCAGCGCCGGGTGGCCTGCATCACGCAGGTCACGCACATGCTCGAGCTTGGCGTTGCGCACAATCTCGGCATCTGACAGCTTCACCGTCAGGGTTTTGATTTTGGTGTTCAAGCAATGCCCTCCTTCGGGGCCAAAAGGTCAACGACCTCGAAAGTTGTCGGCCACATCCAATCGCCGTAGCGCTTGGCCATGGCCTCATCAGCGAACAAAGCCACGGCATGGTCAGGCAGGACGTCCATGTCCAACTTGAAGCCGCAGCAATGCACCGCATAGCGGTAATTGGCCGGAACCGGAACGGCCAGGCGAATCAGTGCCATCAGTTTTTTCCCTTTGTGTAACGACCGGCCAGACTGCTGATCTTTTCGGGTTTAGTCGGCTCAACCCAGCCCGCTGCGAGCTGTTCGAATCGGCTGTACTGACCGTGGAAAGCGGCACGCACGGTGCCGCCGGCAATATCACGGCCCTTGCCGATAATGATTTCGGCAATGCCTTTGGCTTCGGAGTGCTCGTGGTAGACCTCGTCGCGGTACACAAACAAAATGATGTCCGCGTCCTGCTCGATGGCGCCGGATTCGCGCAGGTCAGAACAAAGCGGGCGTTTGTTCGGACGCTCTTCGCATTTGCGGGAGAGCTGGCTGAGCAGAATCACTGGGATGCCCAGCTCGCGAGCCATAAGCTTCGCGGTGCGCGTCATGTGGCTGACTTCCTGCTCACGGCTGGACGTGCGTGAGTCGGACTCCACCAGTTGCAGGTAGTCGATGACAATGAGGTCCAAGCCATACCGACGCTTATGGCGGCGAGCCGCCGAGCGCAGTCGATTCATTGACATCGACGCGCGATCCGACAGGAACAGATTCGACTTCTTGAGCTTGCCGGCGGCACTCATCAGCTCGGCGCCGTGGGTGTTCGGGGCTTTGCCATTTTTGATCAGCTGTAACGGCACCCGCCCTTCGGAAGCCATGAAGCGATCCATCAGGCCCGTGTTATCCATTTCCAGGCTGAACGCCATCACGCTTTTGCCATCACGGATAGCCGCGTGAGACGCGATGTTCATGGCAAGTGTGGTTTTGCCCATGGCCGGACGGCCAGCAATGACGATCAGTTGGCCGGGTTTGAGGCCTTGCAGCTTTTCGTCCAAATCAGGAATGCCCGTGGACAGGCCGTCAATTTCGTCACCACGATCAGCCCGGGCCTGCAACACCTCGATGTAGTCGTTAAGAAAGTCCTCAGCCTTGACCACTTCGGATGTCGCCGATTGGCTGTCAATGGCGTGGGACTCAGCCTGTACCGCCGCGACCTTGTCAGCCGCCGGCTGATCACCGTAGGCGATGTCGTTGATCCGCACGCTCAGTTCGATGATGGACCGATCCAAGCTACGCTCACGAACCGTTCCGGCGTAGGAAGCGGCGTTTGCAACACTCGGCGTATTGCGGGCAATTTCTGCAGCGTAGGCAAACGAACTCGCGCCACCAGGCAGATCACCCACATAAACCCCTACCGTCACGATATCGACGGGATGACCATCACCGTGCAAGGCCAAAATTCCGCGATAAAGCTCGGCGTTGTCCTCGTAGTAAAAGTCCTCGGGCACCAGGTCGGCGGCCAGGATATCGATCAGCTCAGGGCGCAGGAACATCGCTCCCAGTACACCGTGTTCAGCTTCCAGGCTGTAGGGATCACGCATTGTAATTACCCTCAACGACCTTCACGAAGTTGCTCGGGGCAATCAGCCAATCGAAGTTGCAGCGGAAAGGATTACCGCCAGAAGCCGAAACCTTGCCCATCAGAAACTCGCTGGAGCGCACCAGGGCGAAGTACTCAGCCCAAAAACTGAGATCCTGATGAACATCGCTTTCGTTCCAACGTGCGCTGACCTTTGCAATCCGATCCTTGGTCAACAACATGACTCGGGGAAACTCCGGGATCGTTGCATTGAACAAATCGACGATTGCCTGGGTTGGGCATTTCGGCTTCGAAATTTTCGTCGGTTGCTCGGCGCCAACAAGAGGTGACGGTTCACCTGATGGTTCTATTACGGTTCTGGGTGCGGCTGCTGCGGGGGTTTGTGTCGTGAGCTGCGAGGGTGGTGGTGCGTCTGCTGCGGGGTGCGCCGCCTGCGGGGGTGCATAAGATGCGGGGGTTAGGGTGTAAATCGTCGAACGTCCCATCCGTTCCCGGACAGACAAAATGCCCACCTGACCGAGCCACTTTATGGCGGCCTGAACAGTCCTTTCAGCAAGGCAAGTGCGCTCAGAGATACGCGCAACCGAAGGCCAGCAGACACCCTCGTCGTTTGCATTATCGGCCAGCGAAATCAGTACAGCCTTTTGCGGGCCGCTCATGCCTTGTAACGGCCAGCACAGGCTCATGATGATGGTACTCATGCAGGAATATCCTGGGCAGGAGCTAAGGACGCCTTCAAATGATTGAGGCATGCTTGGCGAAATTCAGACTTGGAGGCATGCGAGTACCGACCGCTGATCATTAGGGCGGTTTTCATCGCGGCGGATCGATTTTCAGCGAGGTGTCGAGACACCTTTTCAGGGGCATCGGAGAGTGTCGCGACATCTCCGGAACGATTGACGGCGGGGGCGTTATTGATCATTATTGACCTCGAAATAAAGTTGTACTAAGCCGCCCTGCCAGGCGGCTTTTTTATGTCTGCGCTTTAAGTACTGGATGTCTTAACAGCTAATCCAAAGCACTGATGTCGCTGCGTGTTCGGTTGGATAATTGGTCAGTAATCAGTACGCACCGAGCAGCACTTTGCGAGCAATTGGAATGAGGTCAGGCCGGAGCCCAGCGATGGTTATTTCTCCCGCTGAGGCGTCCTGAAGGCGCTCAGCAAGATCAGCTGAAGCTTGCCGGTGCCCGCCCGCCAGTTGCCGAAGATGCCCGACGGTGGTTCCAGCCTTCTTGGCTGTGGCTTCACGCTCCTCAGCGGTCTTGCGGGCGAGCCATCCCCGTAAATGGTCATTCATAGGTGCCTCTCCGTTTAATACGGCGAGAAATTTAGCTTAGGGCTACATTTTGGGCAAGGATAATTTAGCTGTGAGCATATTTAGCAATGCGCTAAATGGTGGCAACCTTTGGCACATGGATATCTACGAAATCAGAAAGCGAAATCTGCGAACCCTTATTGGTAAGCAGAAGAAAGCCTCATGCGCGGCGCGCTGGGAGATGAGTCCTGCTCACTTGAGCCAGGTCCTTTCGGACAAAACCTCCAAGAACATCGGCGATGAAGTTGCTCGACGCATTGAGCGCCTGGAAGGATTGGATTCTGGCTGGTTCGACTCGCTCCAGGGTTACGCCCCAGGGGAAACGCTGACTGAAGATCCTAGTCATTCAGGATTGAAGGAGATACGTCTGTGGGATGAAGGCACCCCACTAGAGAATGATGAAATTTCAGTTCCATATCTGCGCGAAGTCGAGCTAGCAGCCGGATCAGGGCGCTTTGTTATTGAAGAAGGCGAGAAATCAAGCCTTCGATTCGACAAGCGCAGCCTGCGCCAGAACGGTGTGCAGTTCGACAAAGCAAGATGTGTCACCGTCAGAGGCAATAGCATGCTGCCAGTGCTTAGGGACGGTGCCATTGTGGGAGTGAATATTGGCAGCACAGCTCTCGCCGACGTCGTAGACGGCGATCTATATGCAATCAATCACAATGGTCAGTTGCGTGTGAAGCAACTCTACCGGCTCCCTACGGGCATGCGAATGCGCAGCTTCAATCGAGATGAACATCCTGATGAAGACTACAGCTACCAGCAATTGCACGATGAGCAGATAAGCATTCTCGGCCACGTTTTTTGGTGGGGAATGTACGCGCGATAGTACCCAGCAGCTAAATTATAAAGCCCGCCATGTGCGGGTTTTTTGTATTTAGCTAAATTTATTTAGCTGTGAGCTATTGACTGATATTTAGCTTATAGCTAAATTTGCGTCATCGCCGGATAACAACCGGCCAGATGGAAGGCAGCGATGGACCGGCCTAAACGGTTCAGAGGGTTGGCAACTGACCCGGGCGTGCAGCGTAAAGCGCCAAGACGAGTTATCCAGCGGGAGAACAAGCCGAAAGGCCCGCGGCTGGACAAACAATTTGATGGGGCCGGCGGCGACGCCAGTAGCGGTAAGCCGGCAGACGACACCAGAAGATTTCACGTCAGCGCCTGTATCGGGCGCTTTCGGAAAACAACCGGGAGTCAAAGCGATGGACGAAATCATCAGCGGCGCATGGAAGGGTCACCTCGGACGCGGCCTCGCGCCGAAGGAATTGCAGTATCTACTGGGCACCGCACAGGGCATGACGGCAAAAGAAATAGCCCGACAATTCGATGTGGCAGCCTGCACCGTGGCAAAGCGCCTTTCGTGCGCGATGTTCAAGCTTGGCGTAACTCGGCAGGCCGCCGCGGTTGCCGAGGCCATGCGTCGCCAGATCATCTCCCCAATGTGCTTCGCCCTTGTGGCCCTGATCGCGATGCACACAATGATCGATGACGAGTCGATGCGTCGTGACCGCCGGGTGCCAGAACGTCGTACCGCCCAGGTGCGGGTTTTTCGCCAGGCGGAACGGCCAACTCTCACGGCATAACCGAAAGAATAACTTCTGCGCCTTGGCGATGGGGTGCAGCAGCATGACAACCGAGGAGTATTTCAAATGCGCAAAATAATCCGCGACACCAAATTTCATTTTAAGCGATCGGCATGGATCAAACCACCCATTGGTCAGACGATTCTGGTTTACAACTCATGCGACGGATATCACTTGGCTAGTTGGTCAGGTGAAGACTTTATCTCCGCTACCGGCGATGTCCTCCCGGACGGAATGGCTGAGCTTTGGCACGAATTGCCAACCGAGGAAAATCTTTTAAATGCCCTAAATGATAGGGCATTTATTGAGCTTCCTCTTGAAACTCTTACTGACACGCAGCTTGCCTAAGCTGATCCAAAATTTCAGTAACTTCACGTCTGGTGGAGCGATCTAGCTCGGGTTCAAGTAGCCGTAACGCTTCTATATTGTCGCTCCCAAAAAAAGCCTCACCCTCTTCGACAACAAAGTTAACGTCACTGATTCGGCTCTCAAGAGTTTGCGCCCATTTTGCGTAGCGACGAAGTTCTGACAACGGTAATTCAGCAATCATGGTTTGATCTAGGTGGTGGAGCTCCGCAGCCGTGTTCAGAATATCTTGGCGGAACAACTGGTGAAGATCGCGCTTCCAGAAATTGAGCCCAACCAGAAAGCCCGCCGGGGCAGATTTCGTTGGCCGACGCCGAGCAAACCAATTTTCGAAGGGTTCTAAATTCCCTCTGCTGTCGGGTTCAACATCATGGAGGTATTCACGTCTAGCTTCGGGTTCTTCCATCAAAACCGTCTTGAATAAATTTGCCTTGGCGAGTTTCGCCCTGCTGATAATCAGTCGAGTTAATTGCGGATGAGCTTTATTGAGAAATATTTTTAGCCTAACAATCCTACCAGAGCGTAATTCAAGATTGTCTAACGATGGTTGTAGTCTCTCTAGCTGCTGCTTGACATCTACTATCTGCTCCACATTCCTTACTTCAACTTGCTTTTGCCTAAATGCAGTGCGTTTCTCTTGAAAGTTAACACCAAGGTGTTTTTTTCCACAAACATTTCCAATATTGGTTTCCAGGCCATCAGTAGTTATTACCAAGAATCCTTTCATATGTGGCGTTCGGCATTCCTGAATACCACATGGGATCTTGTTTAATTCGGGAAATGAGTAATCACCAAGAATATCGAGCAGCTCTCTTGTGCCATCACCAAAACTCAATGACTCACGATAGAGAGGTCGTTCGCGGAGCTCTTCAACGGTTTTCACACTGATAGCCATTGCTGTGCATCTCCTATGCGGGCAACCAAGCGGCATATAAGCCTATATCAAACAGCCACTATTGGCACGCCCCCCGATGCTGACCACTTCTGCTCCGCGCAATGCCCCCACGCCCGGATGAGACATGAGAGAACGGCGAGCACCCTCCCCTGGGGCGGTGCAGACGAATAAACGCAGACCATAGAGGTATCATCCATGCACGCATCAATCCAACAGCGAGTAGATGGGGTTGCGGCCCTGCACATTCGCTCCCGTATTGCCACCGCCGAGTTCTATGCCCTGATAGGCAAGGAGCAGCCCGTGCGGCAAATCCCCTATCAGGTAATAGCTCGCGGCAAGGCATACCACATCGTGGAGTGGGCTACCGGAAAAACCAGGGGGTTTCGCTGGACGCATAAAGAGGCGGTCAGCTTAGCCGAATCGCTGGAGCGCAGCGCAAACAAGCTCGCCTCCCAATGCATAGCTTGAGGCGCAGAATTAAAACATGTGCCGCAGTAGCGCTGGTACTTCCTAGGCTGCCCTCATGAAGTTTTCGTGAAGGTGAACGTTTCCAGATTCTCGTTAAGGTATTCAGCAATTTCTCCTGCACGTTGAAAGGTCGTGCCGGGCTTCAGCTCGAATCCGAGAAGCGCCTCCGTCATGCCAGACTCTGAACCTTCAAGATCAACGCTTATCCATGGCTGATGACTGGTCGGGTACTGATGCACGCTGAAGCTCGACTTTGCTCGCTTTGTCATATTACACATCCATTGGCTCGGCCCTACGCCGCTCACTCGTAATACCCCACCTCAAACTAAATTGCCACCCAACGTTCATCGGACGGCAGTGCTTGCTCGAGGTAAACTAAATTGCTGTGCGCTGTAATGTCATCCACAAAATTGACACGAAGCCTGACAGCCGCCGGGGAGCTATCCACTTGGCATCGACCGAGCAGTTTGAAGCAGTGTCAGCGACAACCTAATGCATCACAGCAACTTATAAAGTACAACCAAATTAATCCAGCATTCAGGTACATGGCTAAAGATCAGTAGAGAACGCATTCACTACAATCATGTTAAAAATAAGGGTGTTCAAATCTATCGGGTTCAAGTGCTTTTAGCTCTCCATGTGTAGTCCAAATGTGAGCAGGCCAGCGTCGGCTTCGGCTTAAATAATTCCCCTTAATTTTTTCGGCCACCTCAGCGATTGTACAGTCAACAAGACTGAGACGTTGACGCAGCGATTCGGAGTATTTCTGGCAAAGATCAGGCAGCGAAGCAAATTGAGCCAAGACCTCACTAGAGTTTGAGCTCGGGACAATGGTAAATGGTGTATTAGTATTCCATGAAAGTACCACCATCTCCTTATAATTCATCGCTATTCGGGCCTGCGTTTCGGCATGCTTAATATCAACTATATGATTTGCCACCTCATATAAGACCCCTAAAGTACAATAAAGGTGATAAGACTCATCAATTGCCTGATCGAATAGCTCGACCGCTTGCTCATGCTTGCGCTCTACTGAGTCCAATGGAACCTGGAACAACTCGAGAAAAAAACTAGTATCCAAAAGGATTATCTTACTCATTTGTCAAGCGCCTCAGCCAGTCCTTAGCTACTTGTTTCTTGCTTTCTTCAAATCGCGGAGCAAGGTGCTTTTCAAAGACAGACTTGGTAACAAGATCCCCTAACCCACCGTTTGACTCCAACAACGAATCCACATCAGGGATGTCTAAAAGCTTGGTCAAGCGAGACGTATCTTCTAATACGTCCCAATAACAAACATGTACATTTTGCAACCAGTCCGCATCAAGCGAATTCAAACTCGCCGGATTATGTGTGGAAAGTAGAATATTTAGTTTTTTTCTTGCCACTATTTCCCGAATAGCACTAAGCAGAACCTCAGCCCGACTTGGGTGAAGGCCGTTATCAAACTCTTCAATAACAACACGTGACCCATCACTAATTGACTCTAAAGCAGTGACTACAGCCATAGCTCGTAAAGTGCCATCTGAAATGAGTCGAGCATCAACAGGGTATTTACCAGACTGCAATGTTAGCAAAACATCATGCTGACTTGTTATGACAAACCCGAAGTCAAGAAAGGGCTCTTCTGGGATCTGACGTATAACCGATAGTACGTTTTTTAAAGGCGATGGTTTAGCCGTAGACAAGCTCATAGAGTGAAGTACAGCAGAAATATTAGACCCATCTTTCAATAAAACATTCTGCCCTTGCCTTACATAGTCACGCATCAACTTTGGGCTAGGATCGAAAACAAAAGAAGACTGCAGGTAGCGCTTGATGGATGACACCATTTGCACCGCTTTTAATTTTTTATTTTTATCTCCAGCTTCATTACTTTCTGTTAGCTCTTCGTATCGAGATATAACCGATCTATCACCAAAGAACTTCTTATGTGGTTTAGTACCACCTCTCGCAAAATTATCAAACTGCACATTCAGCAGTCCATCTCGACTCGAAGACTCACTCTCAGCGGCAAATATTTTCCTATTTGCCACAATAAGCTGCTCAGCAATTACACATGGAAATGGATCAACCGATACAGTAATACAATAATCAAAAGGCTCGTTTTTATTTAAAAACTTGTAGTAACCAGAAAAGCCCAAAGAAAAGCTAGTCTCGCCAAACTTTACACAACTATGTATGCCTCCTCTAATTGTATACATGTTTGGCAGGTAACTCCTGCCTTCCACCATCTCATGAAGTGGCCGACCTTCAGCCAATGCAGCTAAAAGTTCTACACCTTCTATAAGGTTAGACTTCCCGCTTCCATTCTTACCTATAAGCAATGTGAAATTCGAAAACAGATTAATTTCCGCCTTCGAATAGTTTTTGAAATTCTTGAAGTAATGCATTTAGCCTCCACCCAAACTTTAAATCGCTAGCTTATTCTGGCCTACTTTTTCGAGAAAAGCATTGCAAAATCAACCGGCACACCCATTTTGAAGGCTGCCGCGAAGCGGCAAAGACGGTTTATACGGCGCAAACTCACCCAAGCTATTGCGCGCGATTGGGGTAGCGTCGTCAAGCAACTCTAAAGGGACAGCCTCTTCGAATACCTTCACCTCAAACCGCAGCGCGTCTTCACTCCAGAATATTTCAAAAACCATTCCCTCGCCACGCCAGCACTCAATACCCAAGCCGTCATTCCCATTTATCACGCTTGAGGCAGTAAAAAAATTTGTATTCAACTCCGTGTTCGACCACATCGCACCTCCTTATCTGAGAAGGCAACGACACCTCTCCCCTCTATGAATTAGATAGCCGCTAAAGCGGTAAGGACACCCCATGGAAATGCAAAGCGAAACACTTGCAGAGGAAGAGCTGGCGGCGATCACCGGCTACATGATCCCGTCCGGTCAGATTGCGTGGCTCAACCGAAACGGCTGGAAGTACGTGCTGACTCGAGCGCGCCGTCCGGTTGTCGGCCGGGTATACGCCCGCATGAAACTGGCAGGCGTGAAACCTTCAGCTGAAAACGTCGCGGCCGAAGCCTGGTCGCTGGATTTGTCACGACTAGGATAAAAAGATGCGAGCGAAAAAGGCGGCAAACAGGGACCTGCCGCCGCGAATGATTCGGCGTGTGCGCACGTTGAAAGGTGGAAAAGAGTGGGTCGGGTACTACTACGACGGGAGGAATGAAGACGGGAAGCGGGTTGAGATTCCGCTCGGGGGTGATTTGGATATCGCCAAGGCTGAATGGGCAAAGCTCGACTGCAAGACTGTGCCAAAGAAGAACGCTCTCTTGGGCCAGGTGTTCGACCGCTACGAGCGAGAGATCATCCCCGGCAAAGCGCCGAAGACGCAGAGCGATAACCTGCTAAGCCTGAAGCAGCTGCGCAAAGCCTTCTGCGATGCGCCTATCGACGCGGTGACGCCGCAGATCATCGCCCAGTACCGAGACGGTCGAACCGCCAAGGTGCGAGCCAACCGCGAGATTTCCCTGCTCTCGCACATCTACAACATTGCACGGGAGTGGGGATTAACCGAGAACAACCCTGCCGCAGGCGTGCGCAAGAACAAGGAGGCACCGCGAGATTTTTACGCGACAGAGGAAATCTGGAGCGCTGTGTATGGCATCGCCGCCTCAGAACTGCGTGACGCGATGGACCTAGCTTACCTAACCGGGCAGCGCCCTGCCGACGTGCTGTCGATGCGTGAGGCGGATGCAGTCAATGAGTTCCTGCAGGTGGCTCAGGGTAAGACGGCCAAGAAGCTGCGCATCCGGCTGACCGCCGCCGGCGCGCTCAATGACCTTGGCACTCTGGTGGCGAGGTTGATCGAGCAGAGACGCTTGCGCAGGGTCAGAACCCCCTACTTGATAGTCACCGAGGACGGCAGGCAGGTTACAAAGCACATGCTCCGTCTCCGCTTCGACGATGCTCGCGACAAGGCGATCACCATCGCCAGAGAAAATGGCGATGGTGTGTTGGCAGCCAGCATTCGAAAGTTCCAGTTCCGCGACATCCGCCCCAAGGCTGCAAGCGAGATCCTCGACCTAGGAGATGCAAGCCGGCTCCTGGGACACACGGACAAGCGGATAACCGAGACCGTTTATCGACGCGTCGGGGAGATCGTGAAGCCGACTCGCTGACCGCAATTTGCAACGAGTTGCGGAAACCGCCTGAAATGATGCGGAAACGATCGGCCTATACGCTGATAGCTTTGCCGAAGCCCAGAAACACAAAAGCCCCGCTAGTGCGGGGCTTTCGTATGAATCTTGGCGGGAAACCAGGGATTCGAACCCTGGGAACGCTATTAACGTTCGCCGGTTTTCAAGACCGGTGCATTCAACCACTCTGCCAATTTCCCTTGTGCATCACAGGATTAGGATAGCCCAT